TTGAGGGGCTTGGCTAAACAATATCAATTGCCTTTAATTGATGCTGGTAGAATTTATGATATCCTAACAACTGCAACTGACCCTTACGACTTATGTCCATCCGTGACTGGAGAAACTAATTTTTTTGGTCAGGCGGTGCTATCAACAAATTTAAATACTGCTTATTACGACTCTAAAATTGGCACGGCTTTTACATCGGCAGGGGGAACGGTTAGGGATGCTGCTAGTGGGGCACAGCTAAGGTTTTACCGGACTAAGTTGGCAACAAATGGAGCAAATCAGCAGAGTGCTGTAACTAATACTGTAAACGGTATTATTTCACTTTTCTATCGCGCTGACCCAACAGACCCCAACTATGCTACAGGGACAGGAAGACAGTATGAGCTGCGCATAACAACAACAGCGGTTCAAGTTTATTACTGGCCTGCTGGGTCAGCTGTTGCTATTTCCGGTGCATCGCTAACCTTAACCAATGGTATAGGAACAAGCACTCAATTTATATTGCGTGCCGAATATAAAGATTCAAGCCACAAAATAACTATCTATGCTCCTGCTACACCAGCAGAAATCCAAACCCTTGAGTTTAACGACTATCAGTATATGGGGGCCGGTTATAACGGGATGGGATTATCCGGGAATAATGGTGGTTGGTTCAACCCTGGTGCAATTGGAAACGTATCAACAGGTAGTGTAATAGAGTATTGGGATAACTTACCGATTGGTTATCCCACATATACTGATGCTAACTTGCTCGGAACTGTTAATGACTTTTCAACAAACTACGCATCAGTTGGAGGAAACGGTATAAACCATTTGACCAATATAGGATATAAAGTAGTTTATGAGCCTGCTTTATTTTCCGTTATTAGACAATTGCAAACGTCATAAAAAATGGAAAAAGCCCATGTGCGATGAAGTTAAGATAGCGAGACCCCCTGAAATTTTGGTAATTTAATAAGGAAAATTTATGCCAGTCATATTAATTTACGCTTTGATAGCTGCCGGTATATTTGGTAGTGGGTACGGTACTTGCTGGAAAGTTATGAATAAGGAAGTAGCCACACTTACTGCACAAATAGAAGTATCAAACGAACAGGCCAGAACTAAACTATTGGAATCAATAGCTGAAAAGGAAAAGGCTGAATCTAATGCAGTACTTCTAAACAAACAACTTGGGGAAGAATATGCTAAAAATATGCAAGCAGTTAATGACAATGCCGCTAATCTTGCTAATATGCGGATGCGCGTCAGAACCGTCCATAAAGACTGTGAAAACGGAGTGTCAGGAAATACAAGTACCGGAATTTCTAAAGAAGAGACCAACACAACCGAACTTCCAGGAGACATGGCAGAATTACTTCGACAATCAATTAAAAGAGCAGATGAAGTAGCTGTATACGCTAATAAAGCCTATGAGTGGGCGGAGACTAAATGCGGAACTATGATTAGATAAGCTTGCAGTTCAACTGAATAAACTGTATAGTCCGTTTAAAGTAACTAAGAGATAAACTAATGAATACGTTAGGGAATTACTTGCTGAAGATAACAGCATTTATTTTTGTTTTTCTTACAATCGCAATAATCTACTTACTGAGGCAATATAATGGTTCTTAATTGGCATGAGACAAGTACTAAAAAAGGGGCAGTCTGGGTAATGACTTTTATTATTGGAGTTATTATGGTTTGGTTCGATAAGGATGTAACTAAACTTATACTTCTAACAGGTGGTGTTACTGGTGGTATGGGTTTAGTACTACCGGATAAAACCTAATGGAACACAGAGGATTTTATAAGGTTGAAGCTACAAATCGGAGAAAGTTAACCGATGCGGAAGAGGATACCTTATTTTGCGAGTACAAATCTGATTTCATTGCCCAATATCAACGAATTGATAAATTCATGGAAGACGTAGAACCTTTAATGGCTTATGTCAGGGGTGAAATAAAAAGGAACGAACAACGTTCTAAATTTTATTCAAAGGTAACTGAGAATGTATTAGGTGCAGGTATTCTTGCTTTATTCGGTACAATTGGGTATTGGGTTATAAGTAAGTTTAAAGAAGATTTAGGTATAAAATGAGCTATCTAAAAGCACAAGCTACTGCCGATAAACTACTTAGGAAGTTTGGACAAAGTGTGGTTATCACTCACAAGACGGCTGGTGCTTATGATCCTAATACGGGTATTACTTCTGTAACTGATTCAACTCAAACAGGAATAGGTGCTATTTTTGATTGGGGTACTGATGGGCGATTTGGATTAGGTATTGTATTTAGGGAAGGTACTGATATTGTGATGGGTGATAAGCAATTATTACTATCAGTCGTAGGCATAACGCCACCCTCCTTAGGAGATCAGGTCACAATAGGCACTAAGGTGTACACTATACAGGGTAGTTTAAAAATCATTGCACCAGCAGGAATTCCAGTGCTTATTGAAGCAAATTTAAGGGGTATTTGATGGGCATTTTTCTAAAGGATATTCAACAATTTATTGTAGCTACTCAAATAAAGGAACACGTTGTAGTTAAAGAAATAGTTGAGGAAATCATTGATAATGTGGTTATGAATTCCCCCGTTGACACTGGTAATTTTGTTACAAATTGGTTGATGGGTTTAGATAATAATATGCCTTGGGGTGTTACAGGTTCAAAGAACCCTATTAAGGAAAATACAGCCGATAAGTTAATCGGTCAAATTCCTCTTGATGCAGCTAACCACAATTATAATCTGGTTAACAATTCAGCCTATTCAATTGATCTTGAAAACGGTAAAAGTGGTCAAGCTCCAATGGGTATTATCGGTTTAACCAAAGTTAAAATACCTAGTATTATTAGTAGAGTATTGGCGAGAAATGCCTAATGTCAGCATTAAAAATAAAAGCGGCAATTGAGGTTGCCTTAAACGGTTTAAGCCCACCACTGGCTACAGCGTGGGAGAATACGCGCTTTTTGCCGGTAACAGGTACGCCGTATCAACGTGTTTGGTTTATGGGGTTTATACCTCATAACCTTGAACTAGGACAGTCACACACGATTGAGGGATATGTACAAATTGATTTAATGTATCCTTTATTAGTAGGAACAGCGGATATATTAGCTAGGGCTGAATTGATTAAGGATTTATTTAGAAATTCATCATCATTCAGTAATAGCGGACTAATTTTAAATATTATACAAACACCAGAAATTAGTCCTGGTTCAAATGATGGTGATAGGTGGAAAATTGTGGTAAAAGTTTATTACTCAGCTTGGGTAATTGTTTAATTTTAATAGAGGTATAGAATCATGTCCATTGCTCAGGGTATTAACAAAACGGTGGCCTTCCGTAAACAAACAGGTCTAGGTGTTATCGGTGCGGCTACTGCTCAGTATATGCGCCGAGAAACTGCAATTGGTAAATTGAGTAAGGCTACTTATTCAAACAATGAGATTACCACAACTCAACAATCAACAGGTAAAGTTCACGGAACGCGTAGTTCGTCTTATACATTGACGGGCTTACTTTCACCTAATACATATTCCACCTTAATTGGTTCATTATTACGGAAAACATTTGCTGCGATTACTGTATCAGGTCCCGGTGCGGCTGCTACTACGGCTCTTGTCGGTGGTGGCGTTTACAGCATGACAGGAACAGGTTATTTATCAGCTACCGGATTTAAAATCGGTGACGTATTTCGGATTACTGCCGGTACTGGCCTTAATTCAGATAACCTGAATAAAAACTTTCTGGTTACTTCGGTAACTGCAACTGTCGTACAATTTACAGTTCTTAATGGAACTACTATAACTCCTTCGGTTGGTACTGCGGCTTGTGCTTTCAGTATTCCTGGTAAAAAGTGTTTTGCTCCTATTACAGGTCAAACTCAGGAATATTGGACTATTGAAGATTGGCAAAGTGATTTAGCTGTTCCTCAATCAGAATTATTTAATGATATGGTTGTCTCATCAATTGATATTGGTTTACCCTCTACAGGTAACTCAACCATCGTAACCAATCTTGTCGGTTTAAATAGAACTGTGGGTTCAACTCAAGTCCTAACAGGTGCTACGGCAACAACCAGCACTCCTGTATTGGCAGCTGTCCAAGGTGAGGTTATTGTTAATGGGATTGTTGTGGCTAACGTTACTGGTGCGACAATTAAGATTGATTGTGGTGCTGCTAACATGGGTGGTGTTATTGGAACTAACTTTTCACCGGACGTTCAACGTGGTGTTATTTCAGTATCTGGTCAGCTTACTGCTTTTTATCAAGATGGTATTATGCCTGGATATTTTGATGCCGCTACGGATATTAACGTTGTTGTGGTTGTGGCTAATGATGCAACCAATACCTCTGACTTCGTATCATTCTCAATGTCATCAGTAAAACTTGATGGTGACGACAAGGATGATGGTTTGAAAGGTATTGTTAGAACCTTCCCATTCACCGCTAAAATGAATCCTAATGGTGGTACTGCTTTGGCAAATGATATGACTATCATTACCATTCAGGATAGTTTAGCCTCTTAATAAAAATTTACTTGCAATTGCTAAGGAACGTCTATATAATGTGGACGTTCCTTAAACAACAACGAGATAAATAAAATGACTAACACACCAAAAAAGTTATTATCAATCCATGATTTAAACGCTACCAAGCAATCCGAAATTGGATACGAATTTGAATTTGAAAATGAGTTAGGGGAAGGTACGGGGTTTTTCATTACTGTTCTAGGTGAACAGGCTGAAACTGTTAAACGTGCCATCTTTAAAAAGCTTAATCGGGAACGTATTAATGCCGCGCAATTAAAAAAGCGTGGAAAAGATGAACCTGTAAAACCTGTAGAGGATTCAATTGACGATATTATTGAAAATCTTGCAGCTTGCATTATTGGATGGCGTGGCGTTGCAGAAGAATACACGCATGAAAATGCTGTTCTCATTTGCAAGAATAATAAGGATATTTATGATCAGGTTCAAGCTGCTTCTTCAAATCTTGCAAATTTTACCAAGAGCAAATAGAGGAGCTTGTTCTATTTGCTGAAAATGAATTTGAATTAAGCACAGTACAGGAAGATGGATCAACCTTAAAGGATAATTTGCTTTCAGTTTTCAGACAAACAGGTACTAAGCCCGATCAACTTGATAAATACAGCCTTCCTTACAGTATGACTTATGTTTGGGAGGCTTTTCAAAGATTACATAGTACAAGAGAATACACTGAATTTGGAAGTAGGGCAATAACGTATACTGAAATTAAATCATGGATGGATTTATTTAATATGAACTTATTACCAAAAGAGATTGAATGTATTAAAATATTGGATAATATGTTCCTATCCATATCCTCAAAAAGAAAGCAGGATTAGTTATGCAAAGTTTAGCAAGTCTCGGAATAGTTGTTACCAATGTGGGCATAAACGAAACTAATGAAGCTTTAGCACGTTTAGAAAATAGAGCCTCCAACGTTCAAATAGCTACCGAGAATTTAGCCAAATCTACCATTAAATTAGAGCAAGGTAATAAAAATGCCTCTCAAACTTACGATGGAATGGTTGCTAAACTTACTTTATCCAGAAGTGCTTATGATTCATTGCAAATGGGTCTTAAGGGTTTCAGTGATGAGCAAATTAAACATGTTCAGCTATTACAACAATACAGTGAAGGATTGAAAAGAGCTGCCGATGTTGAAAAGAATCTTTACAACGAAAGGTATGCTAAGGATAAAGCTTTTTATGAAGCAACATTAGAAAATGCTAAACGCAATGCAGCAGAAAAACTTGCTATTCAAAATTCTTTAAATAAGGCATTACAACAATCTGAAGCATCCGATAGGGTAAAACAGAATATTCAAGGTAATGCTTTTGTTAGTTCTACATCCCCACAAATTCAAGCTCTAAATCAAAGAATGGAGCTTGAGTCATCAATACGGGTTAATGGCTTACATCATATTCAAACGCAAGAGATACAGGCTGCTCAGGCCGAGATAGCCATTCGCAAACGTTTAACTGATGAGTTACTCAGGCTTGAAACTTTATTGCGTGACGGTACGATTTCTAATAGGTCACAACTTAATTTTCAACGTTCGCAAGCTTTACAAACGGCTGAAAAAGAAATAACTGCTAATAATAAACTGATTGAATCTCAAAGAGCTTTAAACTCTCAATTAAATGAGGGTGTTGAAACACATGGAAGATTTGAAAAAAGTTTAGGTCGTGTAATGACTATTATGACCGCGATGGTTGCCTATAGAGCATTTAGTTTCCTAGCAAGTCTTCCTGCTCAAGTTATAGCCACAAATGTTGAATTTGAAAAGATGCAATTTACTTTAACGGCTATGCTAGGTTCGGTGGATGCAGCAAAAAGTAAGTTTAAGGAGTTACTTGAATTGGACATTAAAAGTCCGTTTGATATTGAAGCTTTAACTAAAGGTTTTAATATGTTAACTTCTATGGGACTTCAGCCTACAAAAATTGAAATGAAAAGTTTGACAGATTATATGGCTTTTGTCGGTGCTGATTCAAATAATTTAACAGGTGTCATTACCCAGTTAGGGCAAGCTTGGGCTAAAGGTAAGCTTCAGCTTCAGGATATGAATATAATGGTAGAAAATCATTTACCCGTTATTTCATTATTGAAGGAAGCTACTGGTAAAACAGGAGCTGAAATACTTGAAATGTCCAAAAAGGGTCAGCTAACTCACGATATAATGAGAAAGTTATTTGTGGTTATGGAAAGTCGCGCTCCTG